TACTTTCTTACCTTTATCCTTCTTCTCTCTTAGTCCATCAAATCTTTCTTCATTAAGTGCGTGCCATGCTCCATTTTTCTGAAGTGTGCAGGGTTGATTGATAGTTAGGATGATACCATCTAGGTCACATATTTCATAGAATACTGATTGACCTTTAGCATATGTGTTAACGTTAGTAGCATTGCCTAGTCTCTCTTGTAACTTAGCATAATCCTTATTTGTTATGCTGAATAGGTAGTTTCCTTTTCCTATGCATAGTAAATGCTCATCAGATACAATACCAGTTGCTTTTAATAGTCTCTTGAGTACTAACTTATTATCAATCTGGTTAACTGCTTCAGATATAGTTTGAGCAACTTGCTTACCGATTGATTTACAATCTTGCTCCCATTGATCTTTAACATTATCCCAGTATCTTGCTGTCTCACCATTAATATAGTAATCTCTTACTGCATCATTGATAGCATCTAATTGATGATAATATGTTATTAATTGTGGTGCAATCTCTTCTACTAAATTATCTCTTACTTCTCTCTTACTACCTTTAAACTTGTTACCATTAGCATCCTTATAAATTCCTGGTGAACAATTAGTATTATCAAATAGGAAATTATTTAATGTACTGTTAAATGTTCCTGAGCATACTTGTATAGAGTCAAATCCATTTTTATAGTTTTTAACTGATACTGATAACTGTTCACAATTATCAAATGTGATTAATAGATCACCTTTTAAATTCTTGTTTCTATACTCTGCATCTACACAAGTGAAGTAAAACTTTCTGTTAGGGAACTGATTAATAAACTCTGGTAATAGTTGATGTACTGTCTTATCAACATTTGTTTTATACTTAGAGGATAGGAACTTGCTTAATACTCCTCTCTCTGTACAATATGAAATCCACTCCTCTTCCTGAGTCGCAGAACAATGTGAAATTGCTACATCATGATTCTCTGCGTGCTTTTGTAGTTCAGCAGCAAGATAGATTTCAGCAGCATCTTGGATGTAGTGATCGGTAGATGAACCTGCTCCTCTTTTTGTTTTTGTCATTGATTCGCCTTTGCAAATAGTGTTTATTAATCTAACCAAGAATCGTTTTCTGTAATCTTGAGTAGGTCGGGATTCTTTCGAACCTCATGTTGATAGTCTAACTCTTTATATAACTTATTGAGCAACTTTGTAATATAAGTTGATCTTTCTAGTTTGTGAGATAAAGAGATTAACTCCTCAACATGCTGTTTACATTTTACAAGTGTAAAACATTCTTGAGTTGATACATCTATTTTACTATCCATTTTTAGAATAACCTCCTTGTGTTGTGATAGTAGGTGAACTGTCCTTATGGTCAGCGATAGCACCTAAACTGATTCTCATTTTATCATGTACATAAGGTGGATTTCCCTTATGTATCATGCTACTATCAAATACTATTATTCTACCTTGTCTAAATCTAACTCTATCACCAGTTATAAATTCTGTATCACCTGATTCACCAAATGCGTGGTATATTATACTTGTTGCAGGTATGTGTCTATCATCATGTAATTGTGATTCCATATCAGGTGATTGAGCATTAACTAATAACCTATGGATATGTGATATGGGTTGATCTTTGCATATATCTTTCTTTATACATTCGCAAAAATAACTAAAGAACCAATAATATGGTGATGTATCAGTAAAATTATCATCCCTGATAACAGTATTACCCCAAAACCTAGTATCTTTATAATCACCATATGGTGCATTATTATAGTATAGTGGGCAATATTCAGTTAACCATTGTGCCACGTCATCAACAATCCAATCAGGAAAATATCCGTCAATGACCTTGACACCTTTTATATTATATGTCATGCTAGTTCCCTCACTAACTCTTCTTGAGTTGGTATATACTTATTACCTGTTAACCTAAAGTTAGCAGATATAGTAATACGTTTATGTTCTGATTTTTGCATACTTACTTGATGATGTTGGTAGGCAGGGAATATAATAATATCCCCTTCTTTAACCTCAGGAAACCATGTAGTATGTACTGGGTAGTATTTACTAAAGTTACCTAAATGTACCTTTTGGTCAGGATGATAAAATATAAAATTAGCATCCTCCTCAGGTATATAGTCTAAGAAATATGCACAACTAAATGTACAATCATCCCCACCTGCGTGAGTATGTACATCTTGCATATCTCCCTTATTATATACATTAATCCATGACTCAAACATACTTATTCTATTGTTAACATCACCACCTAATTTCATGTGCATATCCATGAGACTATCTTGTATTGCTTTCTCAAAAACATCCCATGAAAAGTCTGTTAGATTTGTATTACTATCAAAACTGGATGATAGGTTACAATTCCACTCACTTGGATTATTTAATTGTGCATCATCTAATTCTTTAAGAAATAATCTCTTAAGGTATTGATGACTTGGCACTTCTCCATGATAATAAAAACTTGGAAATAGTGCCTTAATGTCTCCCATGTTATGTGACTAAAGAAACTGGTGGTTGTCCATCAACAAATATAGCATCAACAACTTTCTGTAGTCTCTTGATGATATGTTTGGTCTTAGGATGTACTGGTACTGTTACATAACCTGTTGGTTTATTGTATAGTTTCCAGTTCATAGGTGCTAACTCACCTGAGTTGATTCTATTACGATCATCACTATCTAGTCGAATAACCCGACCTATAGTCTGTGCCATTTCGACAACTGATAAGTAACGTAACATAATAGTATGAGTCAATCCAGATACGTTAATGCCCTCTGAAAGTATGCTGTAATGAAAGCATATGAATGATATTGTATCATCTTTTGACCACTCATGCAATGTTGCAAGGAATTCATGACGTGATACTTTCTTGTCATTAACATATGCACCAAATTTACTGGTCACATGAAGCACATTGATGTCTCTCTCCTTGAGTTCCTCAAGTAATGATGTTTGACCTAACATTTTACCTAGTACCTTAGAACTAGGAACTGATACTAATACCTTAAGTACTCCATCATCATAAGCATTATCAATGATGTCTATTATACTATCTTGTGCAGGTTTTTCTGTATTAAATGGCACAATAGTAGGTGGTAGTATAGTTCCACTTTCTATTAATTCTTGTGCCTTCACATTGCAAATAGTATTACCATAGACCTCAACATTATTCATACCTCTTTCATGCTTACGAGATATACGAGGTGTTGCTGTAAAAAAATAGTTGCGTGTAGCATATCCTGAGAAGTACTTGGTACTCTCAAAGAATGATCTCGCTACACTATTATGTGATTCATCATAATATACTGTATCAACCTCAACATCTAAACATTCTTGTATCTTGTGTAGTGAATGATATGTTGTAAATATGAGTTGATTATTAATGCTATTGTGAAACCATTGTGTGATCTCATCATGCTTAGTAGTATTAAGGTATTCACTCTTACCACTATGAACATGTAATACATCAGCATCACAATATTCCATGAAATCTCTGCATAGTTGTTGTGCCAATAATATACGAGGGGCGACTACAACTATAGTCTGTGGGATGCTTTTTGAGAACTGGTTTAGAGCATCCTGTATCATAATATATGTCTTGCCACCACCAGTAGGCACTATGATTTGACCTTTATCATCCGATACCATAGAGTCTAACGCTCTCTGTTGATGTGGTCGTAATGAAATAGTCAATGAAATAATAATGTAATGATTTAATTGTATCAATAAAAAAGCACCTGTGTAAAGGTGCTTGTGACAGTTACTTAATTGCTACTCTGTCAGGAACTTTGATGCCTGTATTCATAACAAAGTTAACTACAAATGCTTCGAGGTATATTAATGGTAGGATAACAAAATCAATACCTGATAGTTTGGATAGATCAGGTGATGTTGTCTTGGGTTCTACTTTAATAACCTCAACTTTAGGTTTCGCAGGTGTTGTCTTGCGTGTCCTTCTTTTGCGAGGTGTTGTAGGTGTTGTCAATGTAGATAATAATAAATGACGAGAGAAAACAAAACGATTAACTGAGAGGTTCGACTTAAAGACCTGTTCCACCTCGTTTTAACTATGCTAGTTAAATCTTTAGTCATCTAATGACTTAAGGGATGAGATCACCCATGCCTCAGTAGGTTGGTTTGTTTTCCCATTACTATATTATCATAGGGTCAACCAATAACAATCATGCTTGTGCCAGTTTGTTGACCTGTCCACACTTACAATCGGGGCAATCGATCTCTGATCGGTAACCTTCCAGTTTATTCAGTAGTTTTCCCAGTTCTAAACCATTTTGACAATAGTTCCCTAAACTCTTGCGAACTGTATCAATCATAAGATCAGTTTCTTCCTGACTAAAAACGTATCTCATAGTAGCAATGCTCCGATAATGAACCCCTTACCAAATGCTAGGCATAACATTTGATAGTCTGTTAGATTCCACTTATCTTGTATCTTTTTAGCAAGTGCTTTATCCCAATCCTTAATTTTGGTCAGGGCATTACCCAAGTTAAAATTATACATAAGTGTTCTCCTAAAATACTATTTATTTTCTGGTTCTTTGCCAGTTATATCTTTTGGCAAATCCTCATTTCCAGGATGTTCTCTTATATAACCAGTATAATTTTTCTTGTTGTAGAAATGGGTATCCTCCAAATATAAATCCTCCCATTGATGTGCATAAACTAATACTTTTACCTGTCTCTTGCCGTTCATAGTCTCTGGGTCATCCCACTCATGAGTAACTATAGTAACGTATTGATCTGATATGAAATCAATATAACCTTCCTCTCCGTCAGGTGTCTTGACTCTCATACCCTTCTCAAGTGACTTGAGTATGTTTTTTAGTTCCAATCTTACAGACTCCGATAGAAAAATAGGTGTACTCATAATTTTAGTAGTGAAGTGGGATTACCAAAATCACCCTTAAGAAATATATTAAATGCTAGTG